CCAGTGAATTGAAGCTGTTCAATCAAGTATTCATGTGGGTTCTGTGCCATACGTCTGCGTTCATCGGTATCAAGGAATACGTAATCAACGTAAAGAGATGCGGCAACAAGAGATTTTGCGTATGCGGCAGAAAGTTTCTTGTTTTTCTCATCACTTTGGGTAACTGCCTCAACAGCGAAAAGACATTCGTCAAGAGGACGGATTTCGATGTTGATTTTGACTTCGTGGTATTGAAGAGCAATCAAAGGAAGAGCAAGACCTGGGTTGCGGCAGAACCAGAACTGAAGTGGGACGTAAAGTGTAGTTTCTGGAAGAGCTCTGCGTGGTGCGCAAACTGCTTCAGGGACATCTGCTGCGCCACAAGCGGTAGCAATGTCTGCGAATTCAGGGTCGGTAAGGTAGGTAAGCTGACTGGTTTGTCCAATCATCTTGTGGTAACCTGATTCCTGTTCGCTGGTAAGTGTAAGCTGGTTCCAGATGTGCATCCAGTCACCATACTGTCTGTCGATGCGCTGACCACCAATCTCAACTTCAACCATAGAGATCATCTGTTCTCCTGGGCAATCTAACCAACGTGCGTAAACAGCGCCGGATGAGTTTTTGTCTTGTTGGTTGATTTCTGGAAGTGTAACTTGAAGGTATGTGCGGTATGCTAAATCACCATTTCTGGAGATTGTGCACTGGACACGGCGACCGAAATCGGCTTGTCCGTTGAAAGTTTGTTCAATTGATTCCATAGCAAAGTTAGTGTGTCTGCGGTATGTAACCTTCCAGAAAGTAATCTGGGGGTTACCAGTTAAATAGACGTCTTGAGCGCCATAAGCAACGAGCTGCATGAGTCCTCCACCCATAGTTATACTATTCCTAAAGAAAAAAAAATTTTGGAAATTAAATTAATTAATAAATAAATTAACTTATTAATTGATTTTACTTATGTCTAAATTATCCAGCATAAAGCGTTTAAGATAGTCGTCTAACATTACTTCTTTCTTACCTTCATGGTTTTTTGTAAAAACATATGCATTTTTCTTTTTCTTTATAGACCACCCTTTATCTAAAGCATTGTATAGAAATATCATTTTTTGTAATAGAATACAATCTATTTTCATATTATTTGTATCAATATTTATATCAACATCCATATATTCTATTTTAAGAAAAAGGTATGCTAAATAATTACGATTTATCAATTTAATTTATTTTTAATTAAATAATTACATATATATGTTTATATAGCTAATGCCTAATTTCAAACCAAAGGCTAATAAAAAAATTAAAGTAAATAAAAAATCAACTGTTACATTGGACAGCAAACATAATGAAAAAATGCTAGAATTTAATAAAATTATACAAGAAACTATTCCAAAATTAATAGAAAGGAAAAAACAACTAAGAAAGAAATTAAAAATAACAGAAAATATTGAAGATAAATTAGATATACAAGATGAAATAAAAGATATTAAAAAAAATATATTTGTCCTAAAACAAAAAAAAGAAGAATATTTATTAGAAAATTCAGGTATAATATTTGAATATTTTGAAAAGAAGAAGAAAATGTCAGAAGGTATTGATATTAATAAAAAAAAGATACTTCATTCCTTTTTTAATCCAAATAAAACAGTAAATACAAAATCAGATGAAACAAATATTGATAAATATTTGATTAATTTGGATGAAGGACACTTGGATATAAATAATTATATTATAAATTATGAATTATGCGAGCATTGTGGTGGGGAATGGATACAAGTTGATTATAAAGGATTGGTTGTTTGTAATAAATGTGGAAGACAAAAGGAATTTTTGGTTGAACATGAAAAACCATCTTACAAGGAACCTCCTAAAGAAGTATGTTTTTATGCGTATAAAAGAATTAATCATTTCAGAGAAATATTGGCACAATTTCAAGCAAAAGAAACTACTCAAATTCCAGATGAAGTTCTTGAAAATATTAGAAATCAAATAAAAAAAGAAAGAATAACATTAAAACAAATGACAAATAAAAAGGCAAAAGATATATTGAAAAAATTAGGATATAATAAATATTATGAACATATTCCTTTCATTAAAGATAAATTGGGAATACGACCTCCTATAATGTCACCGGAATTAGAAGATAAATTATGTAATCTTTTTATGGAAATCCAAAAACCTTATGCAAAACATTGTCCTGACGATAGAGTTAATTTTTTGAATTATTATTATGTTCTTTATAAAATGTGTGAATTATTGGATGAAAAAACCTTTTTACCTTTTTTCCCTATGTTAAAAGACCCAGTAAAGAGAATAGAACAAGATGAAATATGGAAAAAAATATGTAACGAACTTCTATGGGAATTTGTGCCTACGATATAAAATAAATAGTTAATTATAAATTATTTATTTTATTTACATACGAGGAAATCCAACAAGATTGGCACCAATGCCGAATCCTGCGCCTGAACGAGCTGAAACTGCCATGGATGGAACATATGTATCAAGAATAGAGAAGGTTGCTGCTGCGGTAAGAGCAATAAGAGCAACTTCATCTAAGTTAAGAGATTTCTTTGGAATTGCATATGCGGCAATAGCAACCATAACACCTTCGACAAGATATTTGACTGCTCTGCGAATAAGTTCTCCTAAATCCAACATCTGTGCTAATTTTTGAAGCATTATAAATAATAATTAGAAAAAAAATATATTATAAAATTAAAACTTAAAAATGATTCTTGTTAAAGTATTATAACATGCAAAAACCTGGTTGCGTATATCAAAGAAATTCTGATGGAACAACAAATCCTAAATATGTGGATTTATTAGAAGAAGACAAACCCATTTCAGGACAAAAATTTGTTTGTGTTAGTTTTGTTAGTCCTGATAATATTTTAAAACAGAAAAATCATTTCTTTTTTCAAGAATTCCTAAAACACTATGATTTTGCGAAAAGTGTAGAAAAATTTACACAATTTTTAAATTTCCTTTCATATAAATACAGTATGAATTTTGATGATATTATGAAGGACTTCCAAGAATATACTAAAAGTGAAAAAGATACATTTACGGAAAATTATGTTAAAGATGAATATAAAAATTTTCTAGATGCCAATGAAGAAAGATTAGACGATGAATTTAATACTGCACATCAGTTTCAAACTAGTACCAGAGGATTAAAAGTTAGAGGCACATATTCAACTCAGGAAGAGGCTGAATTAAGATGCAAATTATTAAGAGAAGTTGACCCAAATCATAATGTATATGTTGGTCCAGTAGGAATGTGGATGCCTTGGGAACCAGAAGCTTACAAAACAGGAAGAGTTGAGTATTTAGAAGATGAATTAAATCAATTAATGAACGAAAAGAATAAAAATGAAGCATCCGCGAAAACTGAATTTGAAAAACGTGTATTAGAAGCAAAGAGGAATGCTATTGAGGAAAACAAAAAGATAGCTAAAGAATCCGGTAACAAACTTACACAAAATATTAACAAAAATGGACAACTTGTTGGAGTTAACAATACAATTGAAGGTGCTTTATCTTCAAAAGAAGAGGTTACTTCTGCTGATATTCGTAAAGAATTATTTGAAGGTGATAATGTTCCTACCAATAGTGCTGCCCAAGATGCCATGGATAGAGGATTAATACCTAAACAAGAAGGCGAAACCGAAAATGTCAAGGTTGAAATTACTGAAAAGGCAGAAGATAATCAAGATGAAGAGAAAAAAGATTAAAAATTGAATTTTATTAATTTTTATTTAATAAAATTTATTAACCTATTTATAAATATGGAAAACGAAAAACCCCAAGTTCAAGAACCAAAAAAACCCAAAAAAAAGGTTCCAAGATGCAAATGCAAATTGGAAGACGGAAAAAAATGTAAAAAGAAACTCACTATGGTTGATTTATGTATTGTTTGTAAATGCGGAAAATCATTTTGTCCAAAACATAGAACACCTGAATCTCATAATTGTAAAATAAGTGAAATAATAGCGCGGAAAAATCGAGAAGCGCAACTAGATAAAGTTCTTGGTGGTGGTTCTTTTAAACAAATAGAAGTAATATAAAAAGTTAATGCTATGCTATAGTAATAATGCCACCAAAAATAATAACAAATCAATTACAAAGAAATGTTTATAATAAAATCTCTCCAAAAATATTATCTCCAGATGCTGATTCAAATTTTTTTGTTAATGAAGCAAAAGAATCCGGTAAGATTATATTGAAACTAAGACTACTTAATAAACTATCTATTGAAGACATGTGTCATAAACTTGATATTAACAGAGAAACATATATGAAATTAGAAAAAGGCGAAACAATACCAAGTAAAGAAATATCTCAGTTATTAATTAGTATTTATAATTTGAAAATTGAAAATAAATTACAAACCCAATAAAACATTAACTAGTATTATGTCCAAATTCTTGTCTTCCAACACAAACATGAAAACAACTCTTATTGTAGTGTTATTCTCCGCATTCCTATCAACTGCTATGTCAAGCAGTTTTAGGATTTTGAATACTAAATCTGTTGTTGACAGTACCAAATTTAATTGTACGGGATTACCTACTAAATGTAAATGTCCATATCCTTGTTTAGAGCAAGTAAAAAATGAGAATTATTGTATTGCTAAGAAATGTTATACGTTTGATACGAATCTTGGTCAATGTAAACAATCAGGAACAGACCATGTAGCCCCACTTGTATTACAAGCCATTCCATTTACAGGTGTATTTGGATCTGGATTTGGTAATATGGGAAGATGGGATTTATTTGGAATGTATATGGGTGTATTATTTGGCGGTTGTTGTTTTCTCATAATGTCTGCGGTGTGCTGTTTATGTTGTTGTAATAAAGAAGATGATGAAATGGAAATAGCAAACGATAAAGAATCGTATATGAAATGCGCTGTTAATTGTGGAGGTTGCGTATGGGGAATTGTTGTTCTTGGATTCTATATATCAGGTATTGTTTGGACTGCCACCCCCGGGTCAGTTGTGGATGCAGATGGATGCCCATTGATATTTTGAATAAATTATCATTTAAAAAATTTTTTATGATAATTTACCATTTACTCTTTTTAACATTAATAGCTGGGCCTTTTCTTCCACCTCTAGGGTCAAATGCTTGACCATCATCATCATCATCAGAATCAAGTCCCTTGGACATTTCCCAAAATTCCTTTGAACCTAATTTAAAATCTCTGTGTGCTACAGCTTTATACCAAAAAATCTGGTCTTCCAGTTTATTAGATTTAGCGTTATTTGCTACAACAAGGCATTCATAATTTTCAGTACATTGGTCCATAACTTGACAGAAAGATTCAAAGGTAGGAAACATACCAGCAAAATTTTCATAAATTCTTTTACGATTTGCTATATAAGGTTCTCTAAGAATAAAGGTATAATCTATATTTGTTCTTAGATTAGGAGGAACACCAAGAGGATATTGCATTGTAATAACAAGCATTACCTTCCAATGACGACCATTCATGAACAGTAATCTCATTAATTTTTCTCTAGCCCAACTATTATCATAAAGACAATCATCTAAAATAACAAAAGTTCTTGGGTCAATACTAGTTCTGCCATATGCTTGAGTTTCTTTTTTCACTTGCTTCATAACAATTTTTTGCCTTTTTAATATATTTTCTATAATAGCTGTATTATATTCGTCATGAATAAATAGTTTAGGTACCATCGCACCATAAAATCCATTACCGGCTTCTGTACCTGATATAACAGTTCCTATTGGAATATCTTGATGATAATATAATAAGTCTCTAACCAAGAAACTTTTACCTGTATCACGACGACCAATTAATACAATTACGGGTCCTTGATTTTCATTTGGCTTAAATGTAATTTTTTTCATATCGAATTTCTTTAATTCTAAATTCATTATTTATATACAATAATTTAATTATTTTTTCATTTTTTTACGCATAAATTAGTTTAAATGAAATAAAAAACCTATATATAGAAATTAATGTTTGAACTGTTTTATAAAAAAAATAACAATTCTAGTTTATTTGAATATTTAGAAAAAAATGGCTTTTCTAATATCCAAAATTATATCCCCTTGTATTCTAAATTTTTTAATCTTGATGAAAAAAATTTCAATAACATAAATTTGAATAATAGATATAGTATTAATTCTATAGTTGAAAGGAAAGATAATAATAATTTTAAAATTAAATGTATTGATGAAAAAACAGACGCTATACAACCGCTTGATTCTTTTTTCAAATTTTCTCCTTTATTAGACCCTATAAAATTTATGGTTGGAAAATATAAACATATAGAAGCAGATACAATATGTTCTTTACCTAAAATTGTAAATAATAGTTGTTGTAAAAAAGTTCTGGACTCCAATAATTCAGCATATGCCGATAGTTTTTTTTCATATTTATCTTCAAAGTTACTGAATGAAAATGGATTTATACATGGCACTTCTTTTTATGGTTCATTTTTGACAATTCAAAATGAATTTAAATTAAATATTTTTGATGATATAGAATATCTTTACGATTCATCTTTTTTTCATAAACATAAAAATGTTTTATTTTTGGCAGATGATATAGATGAAGAAAGATTATTAGAAAGTGATACTAGAAATTATAGAAAAAAAATAAAATTAAACGAAATTGGGGATGATATAAAATTAGAATGTGAAAATATTGATAATAATATGTTTGAAGGAATGTTTAAATTAACAACTCAAAATTTGAAAATGCATGATTCTTCTTTAAGCGAAGAATATTCTATTAATAAAGAAGGTTCAGGTTCAAAAAGTTCAAAGAAAACTTCTTCTACTTGTTCTTCAAGGTCATCAAATACAAATGAATCTGATAGGTCAAACGATTCTCAAGAAGAGTATTCAGACGAAGAAGATGAAAATAGTGAAGAACTAAGTAACTCCCAAATATCAGAATATTCAAGTATGGATAGCGAAGAAATTGTAAATGCGACAGTATATAATTTTCCTGTTCAAGTAATTTGTTTGGAAAAATTGGAAAATACATTGGATTCCCTATTAGATGACGAAGATAATGAATTAACTGATAAAGAGTGGAAATCTTGTTTATTTCAGATTATAATGATATTACTTACTTATCAAAAAGTATTTAATTTTACACATAATGATTTACATACAAATAATATAATGTATATTTCAACTCAAAAAAAATTCATAAATTATAAATATAATAATACTTATTATAGAGTTCCTACTTATGGAAAAATATATAAAATAATAGATTTTGGTCGCGCAATTTATAATTATAAGGGGGAAATTATTTGTAGCGACAGTTATCATAAAAAAGGTGATGCGGCAACACAATATAATTGCGAACCGTATTTTAATCATAAAAAACCAAGATTAGAACCTAATAAAAGTTTTGATTTGTGTAGATTGGGATGTTCATTATTTGATTATTTTATTGAAGATATAAAAGACCAACACAAAATTAAAAATCCTATAGCAAAGTTAATTATTGAATGGACAAAAGATGATAAAGGAAGAAATATATTATATAAAAATAACGGCGAAGAACGATATCCTGAATTTAAATTATATAAAATGATAGTTAGAACAGTACATAATCATTTACCTGAAAAACAAATAGAAAATGGTATATTTTTTGAATATACTAGTTCAAAGAAAAAAATTAAAAAACAAAAAGTAATAAATATTGATGAAATGAATTCAATGTGTTAATTTATAATAATAATTATATTATTATGAATGAATGTAAAAAGGAATTAATATTAAATACATAAATGGATTTTGGAATACCTCAAAAAATCAACACCTTTGATGATGGGAATCAAATATACAAATATATGCCAAACGCATGGATAATTATAGGTTCACAATTTAATGGTCAAAAAGTTAAATTAAAAAATAAAATAGATGAAAAGATAATTATTAATTCTATTTCATCTTGGAAATTATCCCCTATTACTATTCAGTCTTAATACAAGTTTTACATATTAATTTATCCATATCTATAACATTGCTAACTAATCTTTTACATATATGACATTCCATGTAAGATATTTTATCAAATATACATTCATATTTATCACTTGTTGAAAATATAGCAAAAATAACACAAATTATCATATCTCTTACATTGTTTTTTAATACTCTTGAACATAAATTCAATCCCTTTAACGCACCTTTTATACTGTTTACAGTTGTAATAGCTGTTTCACCACACCATTTGGATTCTGTATTGTTAGTCATTTTTAACAACTCGTTCTTTAAAAATATATGAAGTTTTTTAATAAATGGAATATCATCATTCAACCATTCTACATTTATTTGTAAACTCACGAATAAACTGTCATCATTAACCAAATCTTGAACTTTATTTTTAATATTTGTCTGAAAGTTTGTAACCTTATTAAAATATTCATATAAATTATCAAATTTAATCATTGGGTGTCTTTTTAATGTATCAAACTCTTTCATTTTATCTAACCAATGTTTATCATATAAAACCTTGCATGTTTGAGCCATTAACTCCATTATATATATATATAAAATTGATTTAATATATGTTTAATAAAAGTATATTATAAAATGGAAAATATAGAAATAAAACACCAAGAAGGTATTGAATTTCTAAAAACTTTAGATAATGAAACAGTTGATTTAATATTAACAGACCCTCCCTATCTTATTTCAAAAGATTCTGGAATGAATAAGTTTGTAAAAGAAGTTGCAAAATTAGATGCTTCTGGTGAAAATAAAAAAACAGAAGAACAATGGTTGGCTTTCAAAGCAAAAAAGGGATACAATGACGATAAATATAAAGAAAATTATTTGAAATATGGTAATACTTCTGGAAATAAATATGCGTTTAAAACCGATTATGGAGAATGGGACAAAGAATTTACTATTGATAAATTGGATGAATTTATTAAACTATTTTATAAAAAACTAAGACCTGGAGGGACTTGTATTATATTCTTTGATATTTGGAAATTAGAAACTCTCAAGAAATTAATGGAAACAGCCAAAACAAAAAAAACAGGATTTAAACAAATTAGATTTGTTGAATGGTTGAAAACAAATCCTATGCCGTTAAATCAATCTGTAAATTATTTGACGAATTGTAGAGAAGTTGCTCTATTGGGAATAAAAAAATGTAAACCTACCTTTAATTCTAAGTATGACAAGGGGGTATATGAATATCCTATTCAAACCGGTAAAAAGGGAGAAAGGCATCCTACTCAAAAAAATTTGCTATTATTCGAAGAATTAATTAAAAAACATTCAAATGAAGGAGATTTAGTTGTTGACCCATTCTTAGGAGGAGGTACAACAGCATTCGCAAGTAAAAATACGAATAGAAGATTTAAAGGTTGTGAGGTAGATAAAAATTATTTTGAAATTATTCAAAAGAATATTTAAAAATCAGGATTGTTTGTAAAAACTTGAGGTACTTTTGACGCAAGATTCATTCCCCCCATTTGTTTCATGACAAAACACCCTAGTAAAACACTTAAATAAACAATTATAGTATCTCTTGCTAATAGTTTTACTGGTTTATTTTCTTTTAATATAAATCTCATTTCAATAAATCTAAAAAGCAAATATGCACAAGCAACTGCTACACCAGTGATGAAAACTGACATTTATATAATTATTTAAAAATATTTATATAAATAGACGCATTAACCAAGAATCTCAATATCATTTAAAATTGGGTCTGGTTCTAATTTTAATTTTTTGTCTAAAGAATGAACATCCATACTATCTAATTCTAATTTCGCATCATCGAAAATAGTTAATTTTTCTTCATCGTCGTCATAATCGTCTTCCTCCTCTTCTGCTTTTCTTCTTTCATTTGCTTCTTTTGATATTTTTTCTAATCTTTCAACGGTTTTTGGAGCTTCTACTTTTTCTGGTTCGGGATTAGAAGATGGTGATGCCTTTGTATCATAATTAACAACACTGTCTGTATCATTAAACTTTAATGAACTAACAACATCTCCCTTAGGTTTTTCTTCTACATTTTGAACAGGAGTAGCAATAGTTAGTTTAATATTATGTTCTTTAGTTGTTGTCGTAGATTCTGTAGGGGAACTTTCTAATTTTAATGCTTGTTCAACTACTTTATTTTTCTCCAAATCAGGTTTTTCCAATTCAACAGTATCTTCTGTTTTGGTAATGTTGTTTTCATCTTTTTCTGCTAACTCTGTTGCTATAGCTTCTTCTTCCATTGCCTTTTTAACCGCTTCATCTACTGTTTTCTCTATAGTCTCTTCTATAATTTCTTCATCAACAGTTTCATCGATATATGCTCTCAAAATATTTTCTACTGGCATGTTTTCTCGGATGACATTTAATATAGATTCTTGACACATTAATTCAGCTTCACGCATATTTTTTTGATAATTCAAAGGTAATATGTCTTTTTCAAACAAATATACATTGCTATATAATTTACGAGCATACATAATATAACATTTATGAACAAATGCGTTTAACTTAGGAATATCAATATCTATTTTTTTTTGTTTTTGTGAGACGCGAATGCTGGTTAGAATTTTTAATTGTGTAATATGAACACAAGTTAATAAATCTTCTAAATAACTACATCTACTATTTGTAACAATTCTTTTTGTTTCTTCTTCAACAATTGTATCATTCCATTTTGGAACTCTGGAGAGAAAATTTTGAAATGTCATCAAATATTTCTCCTCTTCGTCATTGTCTAAACATAATTTTGTTGCCTCCTCAAAAATAGATTTAATACCTTCAATCATCAAAGGTGTTAATATTGTCACCAATCGTGACGAATATTCGTTTTTTGCTTCAGATAACACGTTCACATTATAATCGTCCATTTACATTTCTAAGATATTTTCTAAATTTAAGTTTTTCCGCATAAAAAATAAATTTAATATAACAAACATATAAAGTTTCTCATTTCTATATTCACTCCTGATTTTATCAAAATAAATCAAGTATAGATATTTATTTTTTTTATTAAATGATATATCATTTTCTATCAATTCTATTATATCCATACCATTATAACCTTTTTCATATAATTTTTCTATAAAATCATTACATTTATCTAGAGATGAATAATTTCCTTTTTTTGTTATATTTTTCTTCAACCAACTCTTTCTTTTAACTAACAATGAATTATTTTTTATATTTTTTTTATTATAGTCATGAAAGCTTGTTATTTTTTTATTAATAACAGGATAGGGAATATGAAAATTGCAAAATCTAGATAATATAGGTTTTAATAATTGATTTTCATTTTCTACAAGAATAAAAAATCTAGTAGTATGACTGAATTGTTCAATACATCGTCTAAGAGCAGATTGAGCATCCATTGTTAATTGTCCGGCATTGAAAAGTACTATACTTTTGAATAAATTATTATTCTTATTATGAATATTTGTTTTTGCAAAAAATTTCAAATCATCTCTTATGAAACGAATTCCCTTACTATGCGCACAATTCACATACATAACATATTGATTTATCTTTTGTTTATCTTTCTCATAAATATCTTGGATAAACCCATTTAATATTGTTCTTTTTCCACTACCAGAAGGTCCGTAAAATATAATATGTGGAATTTTATTTTCTTTTATAAAAAAATTTAACTTATCCTTTACCTTTTTATGAATTTCTAATGACATATAATAATTATAGCAAGTTTATCTCTAACTATAATTATTATAAATTACTTTTAATATCCCCGTGGATTATTTTCTTTATCCTCATCTTCTCTTAATTTTTTCTCTATTTCATCATAAATATCACAAACTCCATATAAACCTGACTTGTGCATTTCTGCTTCCAAACGGTCTTGCTCG